TAGGCTGACGATAGAGAGACGAATTTTCACGCGGATGAACTCGCTAAAAAAGTAAGGAAATACCGTTCGGGAACGGTTTTTGGATAAATGCCGTTACATTTTAGGAGTATGGATCAGAAAGTGATAGAGAGCCTTTAAATAAAGGCTCTAAGCCGATGATTGGTTAGGCTTGTACCGATTTTGTACCAATCATCGATTGCTCAAGCTTTCCAACTTCTGACCAGTCAGTGCTTGACGATAGCCATTTTGCGTAAGTCGTCAGCAGCACCTGGATGCTGTGCCCAAGTTGGCCGGCGATAAATGCAGGGTTCATGCCCGCCATTAGACACATGGTGGCATAGGTGTGTCGGCAGTTGTACTGCGGTCTATGTCGTAGATCAAGCGCCGTTAACGCCTTGCTGAACTGGTCGCCCGTCTGGGATGGCCGGCAGATGAATTCAGATCCACCCGATGGCGGAAACACGTACTGCGATTTCGTTTTGATTCTGCGCCGCTGTAGCAATCGATCATCTGCGATCTGCTTGGCCTGCCGCAAGGCATTCAACGCTCGACTATTGAGCATCACCGTTCTGGCGTACTTCGTCTTGGTGCGCTCCTCTACTTCCCCATCCACAACAATCCGGCAGACGTGTGCAGTGCGCGCGTCCATATCAATCTCATCCCAGCGCAATGCCGCTATCTCTCCTGTCCTCATCCCGCTGAAAAAGGCAAACTCAAAGTACGCAGCAAATATCCGCACGGCTGGTTTTTTGAAATTCGCGTACATCCATTCGATGATTGCGGCCGCTTCATCTCCGGAAAAAGGGTCAACCTGCTTTTTTGATTTCTTCGGTAGCTTGATCGGCGTCGCTGGGTTGCGATCGATCAACTCATCTTGCACGGCAGACTTCAGTAGTGAAGTGACCCGCGCTATCGACTCGCGCTTAATCGACTGTGTTTCCCAAACTGTTTCGCTTATGACTCTACGTAGCACCATCGTGGTGATTGCCGTGATCGGGAGCTGCCCAAGCCATGGCATCCAGTAGGTGTTGACCGTTGCGCGATAGTTTCTGCGTGTGCCGGGCACGATCTCCAGGCTATTGATCCAGGCCTGGGCGTACTCGCCGAACGTCATCACAAGTGAAATGGGCATATAGCTGGAGTTCGGGAATAGTTCAGCGTAGCGCTGATCATCCAGAACCCCATGCTTAGCCAGGCTTATTACTTGATCGCGTAGATCGGCTGCCGCTTTAATCCCTTTTGGTGTTTGTGGGTGTGCGAGAGTCTCGCAGCGCCGCTCGCCTCGCCAGGTGAATCGAATGCGAACGGACTGGCCAACGAATTCAACTCCTGTGGGCAGGCCCATTGGCTTTCTAGCCATGCTTCATATCTCCTGATGCTATAAAAAATCCGGTTATCTATCTTGTTCCACACACCTTCGGGGATGACCCCGCGGTCTCGCTTGCCTTCCAGCGCCCGCTTGGTGGTCCCGATGATCTCGGCCATGCGGACCTCCGGAACCTTGTCGAGCTGGAATGCTTCAGGTCTTTCTTGGGCGTCTGCCATAACTACCTCCCGCTGCCCGCTGAGAGCTGCGCTGTTTTGATGATGTTCATGGGGAGTCCTTGCCGGGCAATGCCCGGGGTGTGGTGCTACGATGGCCCATTCCTATAAATGGGCAGGACCATGACCAAGCACGATATTTACGATGAGATCGAAGGCTTTCAGGTTTGGAACTACATGGAATGCGACAAGGACGAGGAAGGCCGGGAGACCTGGCGTATCAATGTCGAGATAAAGCGTGGTGGTGAAGTGGTAGTGCCGGTTGTTGCAGGTGACCGAACCTATGTTGACCGTGGCCTGGCGCAGGTGGCTGGGCGTGAAGTCGGGACCAGGCTGATTGCTGGGGCAGACCTATAGATTTTCTGTAGGCATGGGGAGCCCTTGCCGGGCCATGCCCGGGCGGTGGAATGGGGAGGATGGATCAGCTACAGTGAAATGATTGCCTGATTTGCAACTAAGGAGAAAGAAAATGGAGTTGTATTTATGGGGCGCATGGGAATCTATAAAGTCGTTTATTTACTTGGCATGGACAGCGTTTAAATGGCCGCATGCAGCGCTTATTATCAGTTATTTTTTGATATCCAATTTTAAAGCTGAGTTTCGAGGCGCGATAGGGCGACTTAATAAGTTAGGGCCGGCGGGCGTCGAGTTTGGGCCAGTCCCGGCTCCAGAAGAAATGCAGGGTGATCGAGATTTAGTAATCAAGCCTGTCGGTGTTTCAACTGGCACTCTTGTCGATGATCCCTCAACAGAGGAAAGCAAAAAAACGCCGACAAAGAAACTAGTTATACCGTTACCGCCATATGGGGTGACCCAATGTCTGGTCGATACTAAATCTAACATTCTATCTGAAATAGAAGGTATGCAGCCTGTTGAGGTAACTGAGTATTTAATTTCACGACTTGCGATGATGAGAGTTTTGTATGACTTTGAAACTATATATTCCTCGATATTCGGTGGGCAGATAAAATTTCTTAACTATTTGAATCAAAGACTTGCTACTGGATGTGCGATGTCAGAGGTCGAGGCTTATTGGGAAACTCATAAGTTACAATTCGCTCCTCACATGGACGCTTGGACAGTGGACAACTATTTGGAGTTTCTGAGGTTCAGAGGGCTGATCAGGTCTGTAGGTTCAGCAATTTTCTTAACAACCAAAGGGCACGAGTTTCTTGTCTGGCTTATGCAGTCCGGTAAATCACAGGAGAAACCTTGGTAGGCAAAAACACCAGCTCATGCCGCGGCCAATAATGCTTCGATGATACGTTTGCCGGCTAGTGGCGGCACCGCGTTGCCAGTCATGTGCATGGTCAGGCGGTGGTTGTCTGGGCGCAGTGTGTTTTCCGGGAAGGACTGTGCGGCCATGGCCTCGTCGGCTGTGATCATGCGCATCCGGTCACCGTCGACGACGGCCCATCGGTCCAGGGTGGTGATGGTACCGATCGGGCGGTCCAGGCTGCGCCCGGTGAGCCCAGACCCGGAGCCATAATATGGCATTACGAACCGCTCGCCGAACCGTTCCCGGCCGTTTTTTACGCGGGTCAGCGTTGATTCGGCACGGCCAGGCTTGATGATCGGCGACCACTTGCCTGCGTTGAAGTCGATAATTTCGCTGGCAGGTACATGTTGGTGCTGCTGGAGTTGCAGGTAGAGCGGAGCCTTGCTGCGGGAGCAGACCATGAACAGGCGAACTCGATGTTGTGGTACGCCGAGGTCGGCGCAGTCCACTATATGTGGTGCCAGCGAGTAACCCAGGCGCTGCATCGCATCTGCCCAGGCCGGGTACAGGATCCAGTCCATGAACTCAGGCACGTTCTCGATCACAGCGAAGTCAGGTCGGTTGACTTCAGCGTTTGCAACCGGTGCCCAGGCAGTTGAGCGCGAGTTGTCGTGCTGCGGGTTTCCTGCGGCCTTGCCGCGCGCCTTTGCGTGGCCCTGGCAGCAAGGGGATGCAAGCATGACTTCGTGCTTCGGCACCTGCGACCAATCAGCCTGGTGCAGGTCCTGGCACACATGCTGCGTTTCCGGGTTGTTCTTGGTGTGCCACTCTACGGCTGCCGGCCAGTGGTTGGCGGCCCAGAGAACATTGAGTCCGGCGTCTTTTCCGCCGCGGGTCCATCCGCCGAGTCCGGCGAACAAATCGATAGCAGTTGGCATTAATGAGCCTCATCTGTATGTTCACGTAAAATTAAGAGTTAGGGTGCTATGGACTTTCCCGAGGTGTACCGACTGTGTAAGAGAAGCCAGTCACTAAAGCGTGGAATCAAAGCTGTAAAAAAACGTCTAGAGAGTTCGGGCGTGCAATACATTGCGGTAGAAGAGGTGACCGTTAATTATTTTGCGGCAATTCCTGGGTATCGATTCACTACATTTGAAGGTACAGCATTCTTTCCTCGCGATCTAACAACAGTCCCTAGCTCGTTAGCTGTAACCTGGATGCGGGACGCATTTATTCAAGCAGATATAGTTGTTCCTCCTTACTATAGTATGGGGTTTCTCGGTGGGTATGCTTCGCGAATACTTTCGGCACCCTCGGAGCTGGATCGTCTCGATATAGGTAGTGAAATGCTCAGAGTTATGTACCCGTCGGATGGGCTGGCGGAACTTATCTGCGGCGTCTGGGCCTTGAGGAAAACGTATGTCAGTTTCCACAAAACACTAATTGAATCAGCTAAAGCTTATTCTGTCGGACTACATAACGTAGCTATCATAGGATTACTTCCCTGTATAGAGGGGGTGGTTAGAGCGCTAGGAGTAAAAGTAGGCCTGCGTGTTGAAGCTTCTGTAAGTATTCATCAGTTACTTAAAGTCTTTGATCGGCTTAAGTCAAAAGAACTCGATATGATGTTTGATGGATACAGCTGGCTACCAGCCGACTTGAACAGCAAATTTCTAAGTCGGTTTCATGAAAGGGTTCAGATGTATGATGGGATCTCAGCATATTTCACTACAAAGCTCTATCAGCATACGAATGATGTCAGTGATTCGACGTCATTAAATCGACACGGAATTGCTCACGGACTTTTTTACGGATATGCGACTGCGGAGAATTATCTCCGTCTCTTCAACCTTCTTAGCGCATTGTCTATGGTTGCAGCTATCGCAGAGGGAAAGGGCAGCATGTTGCATCCTGGAGCAACCGATGATTCCAAGTTGCTGACCCAAAAATTGGAGCTCTGCCGAGCTTTTGCAAGCTCGGTGAACTGATATCCATAAGGCGCCCGAAAAGGCGCACTCAGACGCATTAGCAGGCGCCGCCCTCCGTGGCCGGTGGTGGCAATTTGGTTTGGATTGGGGTATTACGAGTGACCGGCATGGAGCCGGATCAAGGAGTGAATATGAAAGTCAAATGGAAGAAAAATGATAGATTGAAGCCGCAAGTACTTATTGACAAGCTTAGAGAAATTACTACGGTTAGTAATGAAGGTCAGGTTAGTTACTCTGCTTTTGAAAAGCATGAGATAGACAGTGTTATGTTAACCATGCTGGATTTTGATGGTGATTATAGTTACTCAACCACCAGATCTATTTTTATGGAAGCCCAAGCTTCTTTTGCGAAAGGTAGTGTATTCACGAAGGATTCATTTCTTCAAGAATTGAACGCTGCTGTAATAAGGCGCGGAAGGAAAAGAGAGGACACCTATGTGATGGCTACGTCTATCTCTCTTCGGGATGGATTTCCTATTAAAGCTATACTGACGAACAAAGCAGTTATAAAGTGCTATCCAACAGGCCTGCCAAAAAAGTTTAATACTCGCGACAAGCTCAAGTGGACCAGCGATCTTGAGCCCTTGCCTAAAGGGTATAGCTCAATAACTGTAACTTTAAAATCAAAGGATAAGATGGATGCGTTTCATTCGGCAATTTACGAATTAGATTATGTGAGGGGCGTTTTCTCCCTTTTGACCAATCCGGTATCCGAATTTAATTTCGGCAAACCTAAAATCGGTTCTTTAAATCGTATACTGCTTGGAGGCTTACATTCGCTCCATCAAGAAAATGGAACGTTAGTTGATGAAAATTTGTTCTGGTATGAGAGAAATTATACGGTAATAAAGCCGACGGTTGCCAAGTCGCGAGAAGCTATGGCGAAAGTGTCTCGAACTATATTTAAAAAGGTTGGGGTACACGGAAATTCCTCAATAATTAAGTCTGCAATTGTGCGTTACGTCCGTGCATTTGATGAGCATGACAAAAACATAGTTATACTCAAGCTTTGGGCCGCGCTTGAGTCCATGGTTAGCCCTTCTGAAAATAATGCGGAGGCCATAGTTAGGCGCTGCTCTTTTATGTTTTCGGATCGGCCATATCACGCGCAAATCTTAGAGCATCTTAGGGAGTATCGTAATCGAAATGTACATACTGGCCATGAGGTGGAAAATTTAGATTACCACTGTTTTCAGCTTCAGATGTTCTTTAAAGAAGCAGTGCTTTTCTATATTAGTAATTATAATGTATATCCAACACTAGCGGACGCGAATAGGTTTTTAGACCTGCCTAGTGGATTTGATGATTTAATGTACTTGAAAAAGTCAGTTGCCAAAGCTCTGAGATATCAACGGCACTATGATAAGGATGACTAAGTCTCTGCTTTGCTCACGAACTATCAGAGATAGTGAGCATCATTGTTATTCGTTGCCGTCGTCTTGGTGTTCTTTTGGAGCGATTCGGCAAAGCCTACTTGCCGTAATTTGCGCGCCACGTTTTCAGATATCTCGAAACCATGGCGCTTAATTTTGAATAGCGGGCTGGACTTATCAGCGCCCAGCGAATGAGCGTGTGCGATCAGGCGCCAGATGGTCGCCCGGTTCTTCGTATCACCCAATTCGGCGGTGAGCTCTTCGAGCCGGTCACGCATCCCATGCCGGAAGTAGTGGCGGATCATGTCGGATGGCCCCTTGATATTCGGAGGCGCCGGCGGAAGATCCTCTGCACGACCATTCATCACCAGCAGTTGCACCGCTTCACTAACCTCCTCTATCTCATGCCAGCGCATCAGCTCATCGAGCATCTGCCGAGTGCCGTAGGGGACCGTGTGACGCAATTCCTGCTCGCCCAGTTCCTGCCGCTTATCGGCAAGCCTGGCTGTGCGTTCCTTCTGTTCGGCAGCCATGGCCTACCTCTTCGATTCCACTTGCCTGAATTGCCAGCCATGTTGGCCTGCGCCGCGCAGCGTCTATCTTGCTGATGCGCTTCACGGCGTTGCGTTGATCACTGGGACCATCCTTCAATGTGGATCTTCTTGCCGTCGGCGCGAGCCTCGAGCAGCTGGGCGCGGTTGACCGCCGCCTTCCAGGTGAAACACATCCCCATGACTTTGCCGGTGGAGCGCTCGACAACGTGATAAGCGCCGCTGCCCTTATTGATTACCTGGAAGCGAACCTCTTGCACGGGCTGCTCTTTACCGATCATGGCGTACATCGCGCTGGTGGCAATGGTTGCGCGGACACGGAGAGCCGCGAGCCCTTCGGCACGCTCTTGAATTGATGGAGGCATATCTTTTTCCTCGGTGTTTGAGTTAAGCGAGCAGCATCGGTTGTTCGGCGCGGCGTACCATCCTGACCTCTGCTGTACGGCGTTCTGGCACCCGGCGATCACGACGCATTGACTCATCACCGATCATTGCGTGGATGGCTATGAGGACCGCCAGGGCGAAGCACATCGGCGAGATGATCTGGCGGCGCATAGCCTCAGCAATCATGGCGGTCTGGCGAGTCACGCCTAGCTTGAACATGGCGCAGGAGAGGCGCTTGGCCACAGTGCAGGCTGCAACGTCGAACTGGCGGGCGATCTCTTTGGCCGTCATGCCCTGGGCCGCGGCCAGTAGGTACTGAAGCTCTTTGGGTGCAAGGCCTCTACCGAGGTGACCCTTCCATGCGCCGTTGATGATTTCGTTCATCGCTTTGACTCCCGGTTGTTTTCCCGCTGCACCCGTCACCAGGTGCAGAAGTGAAAGCTTCTGGTGTCGCTTGCCGGCTTCCCGCTACTGGCGTCGGTCGCCGGCCCATCAAATTGTTTGTCCAGCCGCGGGCCTTTCGGCTTGTTCTCCCGCTGGATAACTCGTCTTGGCGCTTTACGCTGCGCACCCGGGTCAGTTGCCAACCCTCTGAACCGTTTAGGCCGGTTCATCGCTGCCTTCCATCTGGCCGGTTGTTATCCGGCGATGAGGCAAAATTACAACTGTAAATTGTAATAAGCAAGCATTGGTTGTAATTATTTATGCAGAAAGGATGCATTTTTGTAATTTCAGGATGCATGAAAAAGCCCGCTCAATGGCGGGCTCTGATGATTTGGAATGAATTTAGAATTGGTTAGCGGGAGTACATTGCCCACCAAAACACATGGCCCAGGATGCCAAGTTGTTGCTCCTGGATCTCCTGAAATGTGTACTCCTCATCAGGATGCTCATCGCGGTTGAAGCTTCGCAAGCGAATGCCTGTGGGTAGGCGAAACAGTTGCTTAATTCTGAGTTGGCCGTTGTGATTGATGGCGTACATCTCCCCGTCAACCACGTCCTTCAGTGTATTTTTTCCAACATTGATACCCACGGTTGCGCCGTCTCGTAATACCGGAAGCATGCTGTTCCCGCTTACAACCACGCACTTTGCGTTGCTGAATTGAACGCCGTTATGCCGCAGATCCTTCTTGAAAAAGCGCAGTCGAGATCTGTCGCTTTCCTCTATGGCAAATCTTCCAGAGCCGGCCGCGAGCTCAATCTCGCGAAGAAAAGGTACGTAAACCTCATCTTCATCAAGAGGGGTGGTTTCGTCCCAGGGTTCGATTGCTTGCAGAGAGGTGTCAGTAGTGGCGCTGTGTGATTCGGCTGGCCCAGATTCACCCATCAAGTAAGCCATTGAGACGCCAAGCACTTCGCTCAGATGCTTGATACGCGGGTATCGCGGAGCTGTGCGCCCCGACTCCCATGCTTGGACCGACTGAGGGCTAACGCCAAGCTTGCGGGCTAACTCAGATTGATTGAGTCCCTGCGCTTCTCGTGCTGCGGCTATGCGTGAGGAGGTCGTAGTCATGGAAGTGAGAATACAACCAGCACTTGTAGCGAGCATTGCAATTCTCACTTGTAGAGATATTCGAAAAACTGTAACTTTGGGTTGTAATCGCAGTTTTAACGAGGATTCTATGGAACCTAATGCAGCAGAGCGTGCGGCTAAGGCAGCAGGCAGCCAGTCGGCCCTTGCTCGCGTTCTTGGCTGCACGCCACAGAACGTTCAGCGCTGGTGTGCCTCCGGGCGAGTGCCAGCGGAGCGCGTGATCTCCGTCGAGCAGGCAACCGGTATACCGCGCCATGAGCTTAGACCGGATCTATATCCAGAGGCCGCTTAGCCGTTCGTTGGGATGATTTTGTACCTGAAGAGCGAGGTCTGGTAGTGATCTGGATTAGCTGTTGATTCATCCAGTGCGCAAATAGCAGACATAAAAAAACCGCCTGGCAGGGCGGTTCAGTACAGCGTTTTAGCGAGGTCAATAATGATCAAAAACACCCCCCCAGTCAATAGTTCTGGCGATGACACGACACTTCCCGGCGAGCCCGAAAAGGTGTCTCGACACACAGTCACCAATCAATCCGCCGCGATGAATGCCGCCCTGATGATCAGTGGCCAGTATTCGCGCGCTTTTAAGTCTCAATTACGCCGGGAATGCCTCGATTACTTGAAAGCATCCCTGGCTCCTGCCCAGGATGTCCCTGCATGAGTACCATCATCATGAGCCTGTGCTGGCCGTTGCAAGGCATGAGTGGCCCGCAAAAGGCAGTCCTAATTTCGCTGGCTGACAATGCAAACGACGAGGGTGTTTGCTGGCCTTCTATTGCCCGAATCTCTGAGCGTACTTGCCTCGCTGAAAGGACTGTTCAGGCCGCCATAAAGTGGCTTTGCCAGGTGGGGATTTTGTCTGTCCGGGAACGGATGGGGCGGTCGACAATTTACACCCTAACCCCCGCATCTTATGCACCCCCGCAGGAGGCGCGCCCCGCAGCAGATGCACCATCACCCCCGCAGCTCACGACACAACCCCCCGCAGCAGCCGCACCCAGAACCGTAATAGAACCATCAAGTGAACCGTCACCTCTTGTTGGCGCCGAGCAACCAACGAAAATTTCGAAGCCGAAATGCCCAACCCAGGCAATCGTCGATTTGTTCAACGCAACGATCCCGGAGTTTCCCCGGGTCATGTTGTTGACCAAGGATCGGATTGCCAAGGTCAGCGCACGTTGGAACGAGAGCGATGTTCATCAGGATCTCAGTTTCTGGGCCGAGTACTTCGCCCTGGTGCGCTCCAGCGAGTTTCTGATGGGCAAGGTCTCGGCTTCTGGCGGTAATCCTTTCCGCTGCAACTTCGATTGGCTGATTGCCCCGAGCAACTTCGTGAAGGTCGTTGAGGGTAATTACAATGCGTGATCCCTACAGCCTGGAAGCCGAACATGGTGTGTTGGGTGCGATGTTCCTACGCCCTGAGTTGATCGACATATTGGCCGCCGACCTGGTGCCCGAGGACTTTTACTACGAGGACAACGCCGAGCTGTATCGTGGAATTTTGGCCTTGCACGGTGATGGTCATCCCGTCGATATCGTGACCGTCGGGGTTTATGTGGGGGATCTGCCTGGTGGTGCGAGTTCGTTTGCCTACGCCGCAGAAATTGCCCGCAATACGCCAAGCGTTGCAAACGCCGCTTCCTACGCCGGAACGGTTCGTGAGCGCAGCCTGGATAGGTCGATCATCGAGCTGAGCGTGCGGATCAACGACATTGCCTACGGTGACCAGCCGGCGGCTGACAAGGTTGCAGCGGTACAGGCTGAGTCCCACGCCATTGACAGCCAATCGGCAACATCCGAAGTGGTCAAGGCTGAGGACTTTCTCAACGACTACATCGAGGTGCTGCAGGCCCGGGCTGATCGTGGTGACGAAATTGACGGCCTGTCCACGGGCATTCCTGATTTGGACGAGAAGCTGCAAGGCCTCAAGCCTGGCCAACTGATCATCATCGCTGGCCGCCCGGCCATGGGCAAGACCACGCTCGCCATGAACATCGCGTCTCACGCGGCTATCCGTGATGGGAAAAGCGTAATGGCGTTCAGTTTGGAGATGGATAACACGGGCCTGATGGATCGCTTCATGGCGTCCGAAGGGCGGGTGCCCTTACAGCTGATCAAAAATGGCAAAGCGCCGAACACCCACGGCGCCGAGCTGATGAGTGCCGCCGGCAAGCTCAAGAAGTCGAATCTATTCCTGTCGGATCGCGCGTCGATGTCAATGAATCGACTGCGCTCGGCCGCTCGCCGCCATATGCGTCGGTATGGCTTGGACCTCATTCTCATCGACTACCTGCAATTGGTGGAGTCCGACTCGCGCACCTCCAGTCGTGAGCAGGAAGTCAGCCACATGACACGCACCGCGAAGCTCATGGCCCGCGAGCTGGGCGTTCCGGTGATCCTGCTCAGCCAGCTCTCCCGTAAATGCGAAGAGCGCCCGAACAAGCGTCCGCTGTGTTCTGACCTGCGTGAATCCGGTGCCATCGAGCAGGACGCGGACATCATCCTGTTCGTGTACCGCGACGAGGTCTACCACGAACACTCCGAAGCCAAAGGCATTGCCGAAATCATTATCGGCAAGGGCCGTGATATTGCCGGCGGCACCGTGCGTGCCGCTTTCCACGGTCAGTACAGCCGATTCGAACAGCTCGCAGCGGGCTGGGTTGAGCCGACCAAACCCGAAAAGGTCAGCAGCCTGGCCGGTCGTTACAGAAAGGAAAACAACTGATGGCACCGATTCGCCTGGCCGTTCCGGTCCCGGCCAATTACCGCTATGCGGTGCATTGCTGCGGCTTCAAGTTGGACATGGACGTCCTGCCTGACCATGCCGTGGCTTTGTTCGCTGATGAGGCCATGGCCAAGCGCTACGGCGATTGGATGTGGCCATCGACTTTTGAGGTCGTTGACCTACTTGCCCGAAAGGAGGGCAACGTTTGAATACCCAAATCAAAACCCTGACAGTAAAACTGTCGGATGCCGAGATTGTGCGCAACGCCAAGCTCGAGCATGTGCGTGACCTGCGCGATGCCGGCCACCCTGCATTGCACTTTCGTTTCGCCAAGAACCGTGCGCGCGGCTCTTGGTACCTGCTCCACAAGCGCCAGTGGCACCGTATCGGCGCCTTTCCTAACCTGAATACCAAGCAGGTGATCGCGGCGTTGCCGGCAGTGCGCCTGCGTGTGGCGGCGGATGGGGCGGCCAGCGTGTCGGGCTGGCTGACCGTCGGCGAGCTGCTCGACTGGTTCGGCGAGCGCATGGCCAAGTCACGGGCGCTGTCCGACAAGCGCCGCGCGGCCATCAAGTCTGCGATCAGCTGCCAGCTAAAGCCGCGGCTGAATGATTTGCTGCTTAGCGATGTCAATGCCCAGGCCCTCGACCGGTTGCTGATGTGGCCGGTGCAGGCTGAGCTGTCGCTGTCGTATGTTCAGCAGCTGTTTCGTCTGCTGGCGATGGCCTTTCGTCAGGCGCGCAAGCTGGACCTGATCCCCGCCAACCCGATGGCCGAGCTGAAGTTCAGCAACTTCACGTCGGCGCGCATTCAGCCCAAGCCCGCCCGGCTGCGTGATGTGCAGGTGCCCGAGTTGGTGGCGCTGCTGGCTGAGCGCTTCGACAGCGCGCCAGGTGACGCCATGCTGGCCTTGATGATGCTGTGCCACGGCACCCGGATCGGTGAAACCCGCCAGGCGCGGTGGGCTGACATTGCATTGCCTGAGTGTGAGTGGTTCCTGCCGGCGGAACACACCAAAAGCAAAACCGAGTTGCGCGTACCGCTGACTGATCAAGTGTGCGCGCTGCTGCGCCGTTACCGTGACCGCCAGACCGCCCAGGGCTACACAGGCGCTTTTCTGTTCCCATCGCGCCGTGGCAAGCCGCTGAGTGATAACCAAGCCAGTGCCGTGTTCACTCGGTTGGGGCAGGGCGCCTGGACCAGTCACGATTTGCGCAAGGTCGCCCGCACCGCCTGGACTGACCTCGGCGTCGACGGCCACATCGGCGAGATGTTGCTCAACCACTCGCTGGGCAAAATCGCTTCCACCTACATCAACACCCAGGCCAAAGAGCAGCGCCGCCTGGCGTTGGTGAAGTGGCACGACTGGTTAGATGCGCGTGGCTTCAAAGCTATTCACGCGCAGACAGGCGTTAGATATGAAGATTATCAAAACCTCGTAGACGCCTTGAATGGCGGGGCCTGCGAGCCAGAACCACAATTTGTTAAGGGCGAGGTTTTAAAACGTGCAGAAACGACAGGGGCCTGGCTTTAAGCGGGAGCGGATCGAGCTTGAACCCTGCTCGATCTGCAAGGGTAGGGCGGTAGTGGCGGGGGTGTTTTATGAGCTGGTTTGCACGGATTGCAACGGCTCAGGTTGGGTTGTTCAGGGGAGCAAGTTGGTGCTTTCTGTCGACGAGTTGGTCACCCAATTGAGTTTTAAATTGCAACAGGTACAGCGCGAAGTCTTGGCGTTAAAGACTCCTCCGACACCGATAGGGCCACAGAGCCAATACGAGCAACCAAACCGCCTGGGAGCAGGCGGAACAAATTACACAGGGGATTGAGAGCATGATGATTCGTAAGCCTGCAGGCCGGCCGTTAGGCGACACCGAGTATCTGTTGGAGCAGTGGGGATGGTGGAGAATGGACGGGATGGGGGTGCCTGGTTACACGTCTCCGACTTTGGCGCTGATGCGGCAGGCGGTAGCACAGGTATCAGCTAGTAAGAATTACTGCATAACAGATGAGTGGGCCGTAGCTATCGATAATGCTGTGGCTAGGCTAACTCATCGGGATCAACAGATGGGAGACGTGCTTTGGCTTTACTACGGTGAAAAGTGGCCAATGTTGCGAGTGGGGAAGTATTTCGGACTCAGTGAAGGGAAAGCACGTGAGTTGGCGAGGGCTGGGGCTGCTTGGGTGGATTGTGCTGTGAGTGAGATGAGGGCGGTGGCTTGACCTCTGCGACGCTTTCCTGACTGCTATCTGAGTCGCCCCAGATTTCCTAGACACCATCCGACTGTCTATTTATGGCCGATTCTGTTGAAAAAGTCGGCCTCGGTTTCCGCGGCCGAAAAGTACGCACCTGAGATTGAAATCTGTACTTTTGGTGGAATTCGCATAGAAGCGCGATTTCTAATCCGGTTTTGAGTACTGTCGCGCTGAAAAACGCTTTTACACAGCCTCGGCCAAAAGCTGACAGTGGCGACAGGCAGCTGCGCCTACAAGATTAGAGGCGGTTCAAGTGGATACAGATTTAGTGATGGATGGACATCCAAGAGGAACACAAGGATTATGGGACATCCGATCCTACCCTCTCTTAAAAGGAATTAGTTGTGATCACCATGCACACGGCGCGTACCAATCTAGAAAACCTCATCGTCGAAGAGCGCGCTAAGCAGGTATCTCCGGATAGGAACGAGGCAGAAACCAGATTTCATATCATCGATTACATTATCGAGCATTGCCTAGATTGGAGTCGATCGGAAATCGAGGTGGAGCGTCATGAGCGAGGGAAATTCACAGACTATGAGTTAGGATCGCCCCGGATTGCAATTCTGGAGGCTAAGCGCGAGGGCATTGTATTTGAGATTCCTGCTGGAACAAATAAACTCAAAATTGACATGCCATCGCTTTGCGCTATGAGCCCAGAGGCAAAGGAAGCTATCGTTCAAGCTCAAGAGTACTGCGGAAAACGCGGAGTGCCGATCGGCATTGTATCCAACGGACACCAATTCATAGCATTTTTAGCGTCTAGACAAGATGGTATATCAGTCTTAGATGCTGATGCGGTTCTTTTTAAAAGCCTAGATCATCTGTTAGAAAAATTCTCAGTCGCTTGGCAGCTCTTATCCAAAGAAGGACTCAAAGAAAAAAATATTGTAAGGTATCTTTCCACTGGGGAGAACGTAATCCCTCACAAACTCTCCGCAAGACTTGTAGACTTTCCAAAGATTAGATATGCGAGCGACATACAAGCCACGTTAAAGCAACTATCAGAACTCCTAATACAAGACGTTCTGGAGACGAAAGAGGTTGAAGCCCTATTCTTCAAGGAGTGTTACTGCGAAAGCGGTGCCTTATCAAAGTACGCACTTCTCAGTAGGAATATTTTGGACGCACGCTACGCGTCGATGTTCAGCACATCAGAGCCACACCCGCATACTGCTTCAGTCAAAAACAAAAAGAAAGATACATTTGCATCCGATGTCATCGCAGAAGCACTTTCCAGGCGACCAATTGTTCTGATCGGAGATGTAGGTGTAGGCAAAACTTCTTTCGTTAAAAATCTCGTCTACAACAGCGCCTATGAAGAATTTAAAAATTCCTTATATATATATATCGACCTTGGGTCAAAAGGGGCACTTACAGCAGATCTTAAAACATTTGTATTGGAAGAAATAGAGCGGCAGTTGTTCTCTGTTTACGACGTTGATCTTCACGAGGATGGCTTCGTCAGAGGTGTTTACCATCAAGAAATTTCACGTTTTGCTAATAGTGTATGGGGTAGGGCATATAAAGATGATCCCGTAAAATACGAGGAGGCGCTTCTAACTGATCTATCAAAAAAACTTGGAAGTAATGACCAGCATTTGAAAGCTTCGATTTTACATATTTCTAAAGCAAGAAAAAAGCAAATAATAATCTTCTTGGATAATGCAGATCAACGAGATTTTTTGATTCAGCAAGATGCTTTTATCATATCTCAGGAGCTAGCTAATAGTTGGGCGGCCACGGTATTTATCGCAGTACGACCTCAGACGTTTTATAAGTCAAAGCGCTCAGGGGCTTTAACTGCCTATCCTCATAAGATATTCACAATATCACCTCCTAGAGTAGATGTTGTAATCGACAAGCGACTTAAGTTTGCTCTTGATATGGCAGAAGGGCAGATACCACTAGAGACTTTAGATTTTGTGCGAGTTAATGCTAGAAGCCTAGCATGTTTTTTGAAAGCCTTAATAGTTTCTTTAGATCAGAGCGAGGCGCTTCAAGAATTTTTAGTGAATATTACAGGGGGGAATATTCGAGCGGTTATTGAGTTTGTGACTGGTTTCATTGGAAGCCCCAATGTAGATGCCGAAAAAATAATAAAACACATGGAGGAACAGGGCTCATATGCTGTGCCAATACATGAGTTCACAAAAAGCGCCTTGTTGGGTGATTTTTCTCACTACAATGCTGACACTTCGCTAGCAATGAATGTGTTTGACGTGTCATCACCAGATCGGAGGGAACACTTCCTCGTTCTCATCATGTTGTCCTTCCTAAATAATGACGGGCCGCACAAAGATAGGGATGGTTTCTGCGCGACTGCAAAGCTAGTTGGTGAAATGCAAAATTTTGGATTTACTAATAATCAAGTTGAAGTGGCGCTAAGAAAGACTACAAATAAGAAATTGATCGAAACGTCTCAGCGACTAACATTTGAAGAGGATGAGAGCGGGTTAATAGGCGAAATGCCTTCAAGTTTTCGTATAACAAGTGTTGGCGCTTACCATCTTAAACGATGGTGTGGGACCTTTACATATCTCGATGCAATGGTGTTTGATACGCCTATATTTGATGGTGACGCATTCAACTCTATGTTGCGAAAAGTTGAGTCTCTTCGAATTGAGGATCGTTACGACAGATCGATCATATTCAAAAGTTATCTTCTTCGTGTTTGGAGGGATTTTTCGTCGCCGCCGACGTACTTCAATTTTTCCGACTATGTTCAGCAGGAAAACTCAACATTTGAAAGAGTAAGAGCGGCTATCGTTAAAAATGGGGCTAAAGACTCTGGCTTTTGATTTTACTCAGTTCTAGTTCTAGGTAATATGAGGCGTTCCAGATTTTTTTGGAAAGTTTAATGTGCACTTTGGCCGTTCTCAGCCGATGATGATATCAAGGCTTATTCGCCAAATTCCATTCAGTCGTTGGTCAGGACGAATGTAAATGGATGCTCAAGTGGAGCCGGATTTCGCAATTTAATAACGGAAAAGGTCACATGGACGTCTATGTAAAAGTGGTGCTGATTGTTTCGGTTGTGGTTATCGTTGTGGTGCTTCGGTCTAGAAAAAAAGCAGCGCCCGTCGAGGCTAGTGATTGGAGAGAGGGAGAGCTAGAGCAGGTTGAGCCGGTTGAACATTCGGTGCCATTGTCGACACAGACGCCCAAGGTCAGGCTGACAGAGATCCAAAGTGTTGCACTCAATTCTGCCTCCCTTGGTTACGTGCTTTACCCAGATAGTAAGTTTCAGCGTGAAAAAGAAGAGTTAGAAACCTACTCATTCAAGACTATCGACTCACTTGTTAAAAGGGGCTTTCTTGAGTCAAACGGTTCTGGTGGGTACGTCATTACTCCGGCTGGGAGTGACATCCTTAGGAAAAGTTACGGTTATTGAAATTAATGCTTTTCCGCACGGAATAGATTTGTTTTTATAGCAGCGTGTATTGCTGTGAACGCAGCGAGACGCCTTAAAAACCCGGCCCCTGAGCCGGGTTTTTTGTTCCTAATTACAAGCCCTGCCATTGAGCAGGGCTTTTTTGTTTTCGGTCCCACGCCTGTCTCCTTGCCTAAAGCGGATGCCAGCTACGTGGAGGCCGACCTATTTGAGGACTCAAGATGAACTCCGAGCATCAGGCATTGACCGATGTGCCTTTGTGGTTGTTGGTTCTACTAAGCCTCGCCGGTTTGTCTGGAGAAATGCTTCGCGCATCAGGCAGTGACCTAGGCCTTCGCCAAATCCTTCAGCGAGTGGCACTGCGCTTTCTAGCTTCTGGACTGTTGGGTATGGCCACGTTGCTGCTCGCAATGGCCCTTTGGAACAACCTCTACCTGGCCGCCGGCTTGGGCATTGTAATCGCGGTGATAGGCGCAGACGTTGCAGGTGGCTTGCGCGCGGCATCATGCGCAGCGGCCAATACGCAGTGCCCACCACAGCATTTATGAACCAATACGGCAACGTATCTCGCGGCACGATGTTGAAGATCCTATCGGGCCTTGGAGCTGCTGAGTCTTCGAGGGGCTATCAGGCGAACGCTACCGGTAGCGCCCGAAGTCGTCGCAAGGGCAATGCTCGTAGCTTCTTCGCTGGTGAGATCGACGGTACGCAGGGTGTGTGGGAGCGCAAGTCGCTGGGTAAGGGCGATGAGGTACGGCCAGTGTTTATCTTCAGTGATTCAGCGCCCAGGTATCGAACTATTTTCCCGTTCTTCAAGATCGGGCAGAACATCGTCAACGCGAACTATCAGGCTGACGCAGCCACCGCCTGGGCTGAAGCGATGGCTTCGGCTCGTTGATGGCCGTAGTCGACGGTAAGTCAGAGAAAAGGTGAAAAAAGTGGTCTTTTCTTCGATTTCATCGCCTTTTTCGCTTGACAGGTCGGTCGATACGAAAAGACGAAGGTACTCCCGGACCCCCACCCCTCATGGGGGTAATTCGGGCCCCGCGTCTTCGCTATATATGACCCATTTTCAAAGGTTGGTTGTTGTGTAGTTATGGCTAATCAATCGATCACCCGTAAACCTGAGTGGCTGAACAAGTCGCGCATGGCGGACAGCCTCGGGATTACCACGCAAGCCTTCGATAAATGGGGGGTGACGCCCATCGCCAAGATCGGCCGAGAGTCGTTTTATGACGTGCGTTCTGTGCTGGATAACCGGCTGGTTCACAAGGGCGAGAAACAACAACCGCTCGATGACGACGGCCAACCCATCGATCCGCTGATTGAGTACAAACAAGCGCAGCAGAAACTGCGGTTGACCACTGAGCAAGCCGACGCCCAAGAAATGCGTAATCGGGTGAAAGCCAAAAAGCTGGTGCCGGTGGATTTCTGCCTGTTCGCCCTGGGCAAGTTGAGCGCGATGCTCGGCTCAACCCTGGACACCATTCACATCAAAGTGAAACGCAAGCACCCGGATATCGAGGTGCGTCACATCGAGGCTATCCAACGTGAAATAGCCGTTACGCGGAACGAAGCGGTCAACCTGGCCGACACCTTGCCGGAGCTTCTAGATGAGTTCGTCGAAGCCCTGGATGAGGGCGCTGATTGATAGCGTCCGTAAGGGCCTAAGCGGTCTCTACAAGGAACCGCCACTGACGGCGGTTGAGTGGGCCGATAAGCATTTTTACCTTTCCTCCGAGTCGTCCTATCAGGAGGGGCGCTGGACTACGGCGCCGTTTCAGGTTGCCATTCTTAATGCGATGGGCAATGACCTGATCGCTGTAGTCAACGTGCTGAAGTCCGCACGGGTTGGCTATACCAAGATGCTGGTAGCCAATAAGGGCTACAAGATCCAGCACAAGAAACGCAACGTGTTGTCCTGGTGCCCGACCGATCCGGACGCCGACACCATGATGAAGCGCCACATCGAAACGATGATCCGCGACGTTCCCCTAGTGCGCGCTTTGGCGCCCTGGTACGGGGTGAAGCACCGGGATAACACCCTGGACGAAAAGCGTTTTGATAACTCGAAAATGCTTTGGTGTCTGGGCGGTAAGGCGGCGCGAAACTACCGGGAGAAAAGCCCTGATGAAGTGATCTACGACGAACTGTCAAAGTTCGACGCTGATATCGAGGGTGAGGGCTCCCCGACGATGCTGGGGGATAAGCGCCTTGAAGGTGCGACGTTCCCTAAGTCGATTCGCGGGTCAACGCCTGGGGTGATCGTTGCCGGCGGTGAGGACGACGAGTCAGTGGGGGAGGGCTGCCAAATCAGCCGCGCGGCTGATGAGTCGCCTCACTTCCTTCGGTTCAACATCAAGTGCCCGTGCTGCGGCACAGAACAGCACTTGAAGTGGGGCGCCTTCGAAAAGCCTTACGGCATGCGCTGGAGGCTCGATGGGTACGGCCAGGTAGAAAAGGCCTGGTACTTGTGTGAGTCCGGCAACGGTTGCTCGTTTGAATACCACGAAATGATCCAGGCGTCAGTTACCGGGCGCTACATCTGCGAGCGACAAGGCATTTGGACCCGCGACGGCATGGACTGGTTTTCCGCTGATGATCAGCCCATCACCACGCCGCGATCTGTCACGTTCCACATCTGGACCGTGTATTCCGAGTTCGTTACTTGGGCTTCGGTGGTCAGCGAATGGCTGAAGGTCGGCAAGGACCGGGGCAAGCTCAAGACTTTTATCAACACCACCCTGGGCGAAGCATGGGAAGAAGACCAAGGCGAGAAACTGGAATGGGAAGTGCTGGCCAAGCGGCGTAGTAACTACCTGAAAGTGCCCGCACGGGGTGTCGCGCTGTTCGGCGGGATTGACACGCAGGATGACCGTTATGAGGGCCGTGTTTGGGCTTTCGGCGCCGGTGAGGAAGCATGGCTAGTTCACCGTTGGGTGCTGACCGGTGACCCTGCAAGCGTTGAGCTTCGCAAGAAAGTGGGCCAGGAAATACGACGCCAGTTCACTCGCGAACCGCGCGCAAACGCGCCTGATCAACGAATGGCGCCGCGCGGCGGTCAATCAGGTGCGAACCGATCCGGCAAACCCGAACATCATCATCACCGAGCAGGTTATCCCGGCCGACGTGGGTGGTAAGTGGATCCGGGAAATCGCTCTGTATGACGCCGACGGCGACATGGTGGCGGTGGCCAACTGTGCGCCCAGCTTCAAGCCTTTGCTTGTGCAGGGGACTGGCAAAACCCAAATCATTCGGATGAATTTCATCGTCGCGAATACCGCGAGCGTCGTCCTGAAGATTGACCCGGCGATTGTCCTCGCAACCCGAGAGTATGTTGACCTCAAGGTCGCGGAAGAAATTGGCAAGCTCGATTTGAAGCAATCCGTTGTGGTTGCAACCCTGAGTAGCATTGCGTTGGGAGGCCTTCAAACTATCGACGGCATTGCCCTGGGTAACCCCAACATCCCGCAAAAGGTGATTGTTACCAATATGCCTGTTGGCGGTTCTGGCGGCATGGGTATGGGCGACCTCGATGACGCTGGCGGCAAGGATGGAAAAGGTAAGGGTAAGGGCGGTCGCCGTGGTGGCCGAAGTCCAGGGCGCGGCATTGGGGCGGGCATGAAGGGGCCGGCAGTATTGGCCGTTATAGAGGCCGGTTTTAAGGTCAAAGACACTTACGACAACGCTGAAACCCAGGACGAAAAAGCCGAAGGCTATGGCGCTGCGGCTGGCGGCCTTGCTGGCACGCTCGCCGGTGCGGCGGCCGGGGCGGCCATTGGTTCGGCAGTGCCGGTAATCGGCACCATCCTAGGCGGCCTGATTGGGGGCTATCTGGGAAGCTTGGGCGGTGACGCCCTGGGCGGTGCCATCGGCAAGTCAATGTATGGCTCTGACGAAAGCAAGAAGGTCATGCCCGTGGCCGGGCCGCTGATGATGAAGGATGCCGGCAAGGACATCCCGCCAGTGTTGGGGGATATCGCCAAGTCGTTTTCCCCATCGCGTACGGGGCCGCTGATGTTGGCCAATCCCGGCCAGGGTGCTTTGCCTGCAACGCCTGGCGCGGTCAATCCGGGTGATGCTGCGCGGTCCATGATGATGCCCCAGGCCAGCACCGATGCGGTAGCGGCGCCACTTGCGGCGGCCGTGGTGGCGAAGGTCCAGCCGGCCAAGATCGAGCCCAAAGTGGACATTCACGCGCCTATCACGCTGACGGTGCAAGGCGATGTGAAGGATCCGGCCGAGCTTATGGCCCAGCTGCGGCCGCTGATAGAGCAGCAGCAACGGGAAATCGCCCAGCAGCTCGAGAACCGCAAGCTATACGACGCGCCGCACACCTAAGGGGGGAATATGGAATCACTGGCACAGCTACAGTCCGGCCTGAAGTACCTGGCCTCGGCCGGCGAAGCGGGCCGGCGCAGTATCGACGGGGTGATTGGACCGGTAAACGGTGCGATCAGCGAAATCACCGGCGCGGCCAACGAGCTGGAGGATTTGCCGTTCATTGGCCCTGCCGTGGGGGAGAAGCTTCAGCGAGTCATGCGTGGCATTGCGACCGCCCAAGCCAAGGTTGGCCAGGTGGTGGCCACCTACAACCGTGCTACGCGCGCGCTGTCGCAGATTGACGAGCGCCTGGGCACCTTGAAGGAGCAGGCCGGGCGGGCGGCTACTGCGATCAACAAGATCGCCGGCAAGATTGACCCGTCGCTGGCAAATATCCTGCCCACTGGTGCGTTTGCTACGGACGGCACGCCGGCGAAAGAGGCGGTGAAGCCGTTCCCCCATCTGCTGATCATTCAGCCGCTGGACCCGAAGGCGCAGCCGTATTACTTCAACCTTGATACGGCGGCCTTTGACTCGCTGCGCCGCTCGACTGAATACCGCTGGGCCTCCCAGGAGCGCCTGACGCGTCGGTCGGCCCAGCAGGCCGTGGGCATGGGTGACGAGAAGATCACGCTCAAGGGCGATATTTTTCCGGGCTACCGTGGCGGTCTGGAACAGCTCAACACGTTGCGCTCGATAGGCTCCCAGCTCAAGCCGTTGACCCTGACCACGGGCTATGGGTTTGTGCTGGGTACCTGGTGCCTCAAGACCATTGACGAAGATCAAAGCGCGCTTATGCAGGGCGGTATCCCCCGCAAACAGGCGTTCATCTTGGAGTTTGTGCGCTATGGCGACGACATGCAGAACATCTGACGGGGATCTGCTCGATACCATTTGCCATAACGTCTATGGCCATCTGGTGGGCAGTGTTGAGGCAGTGCTTGCGGCCAATCAGGGCCTGGCCGATGAGGATCAACCTTACCGCGCCGGCGTGGTTATCGTCTTGCCGGATTTGCCAGGCCCTGTGGATGAGCAAGTGGCCCTGTGGGATTGATTCAGTTCACGGCATCCAGGCATTCCTGGCGTTCTTTTTCGTAGCTGTCTATGCCGTTATCGAACTGCTGCTTGTTGTTGCTAAGCAGTCCTTGCCAGGACGACGCCGCGCTGATTGAAGCCTCGTTGCACATGTGGAACGGGGTAAAGAGAACGCCGAATTTCTCGCCTTCGTTCTGGAGTCCGGTCAAGTCCTGGGCCTGCTTACGGCGGGCTACAGGATCAATCTTGCCGCTGAGGATCTGCGCGTTACCGCGTTCTACCGCCGCATCCAGGCGGGTAATAAAGTCCTTTGCTTCACGCTTCGATGATTCGGCAGCGTGGCTGGTAAGTGCGACGCCGGCGAGCAGTGCGGCAAATAAAGTCCGTTTCATGGGGTTCCTTACTGGCTGAGTTGAAGGCCGGGATTCTATTGGCGGCCGTGGGCTGAGTCCATTCGGCGTTACGCGTAACGCCTCCCTTTAATTCCGCCCAGTGCGCTCTATTGGCCAATGCCCTATGACCCCGCAATTTCGAATCGTCGCGAACGGTTCCGATATCACGTCGCTGATTAACGATCGGCTTTTGCTGTTGCGTACCACGGATAAGCCCGGCATGGAGTCGGACGAGTTTGAGTTGCGCATTGATGACCGGGACGGACTGGTGACGCTGCCCAAGCGCGGCGCCGGGATCGAGGTCTACCTAGGCTATGCCGAAACGTCCCTGGTGCGCCTGGGCCGGTATGTGGTCGATGAAATCGAAGTTTCAGGTCCGCCGGACACAATCGTTATTCGGGGCAAGGCCAGCGACATGCGTGGGACCGGTAAGTCTATCCGCAGCGATAGCTGGGAGGACGTGCCGCTATCGAAGATCGTGTCTGACATTGCGGCCCGCAACAGTTGGACGCCGGCTTGCACCATCGCCACGAAGGTCGCCCGGGCTGACCAGCTCCATGAATCTGATTTTAGCTTTGTCACGCGCTTGGCCAAACAGTACGACTGTACGGCCAAGGTGGGCGACGGGAAACTGATGGTGATGCAGCGCCAAGCGGGCCTGAGTGCCAGCGGTAAGACAATTGCCGCGATCACTATCACGCGCAGCGACGTAAGCCGCTGGCAATTCCGCCTTGGTGACCGTAACGCGCACAAAACCGTGGCGGCCAAGCATCAAGATAAGAAGACAGGCAAGTTGTCTGTGGTCTCCCTGGAGAATGACGACGTACCGGACGGTCTGCCGGCAGTACACACCGACCGCCATATTCACCCTAACAAAACTGCTGCCGAATCCGCGGCCAAGGCGCGTCTCGCTGCGTTCAACCGCTCGACTGCCGGCGTGCGCCTGGAAATGCCCGGGCGCACGGATCTATTCGCGGAACGATCTATTAACGCCCGAGGCTTCAAGGTGGGGCTCGACGGCGAGTATCTGGTGGATTCCGTGGAGCAGACATTCACCCAAGCCGGCTGGTCCACCACCGTCGAGTGCAACGGCGGCAAAAAGGGCAAAGCAAAAGCCAAGGGCAAGAAGCCGAAGAAAGCCGCGAAGCCCGTCAAGGTTGTCAGCCTGGCGTAGCGACTCTTTGCACCATCCATACCCGCCGCGTGCGGGCGATTCACGTTAGGAGCTTGTATGCCAATTACTCAGCAGCAGTTGCTGCAGATCCTCCCGAACGCCGGCCGCCAAGCCGGCGTTTTTGTTTCTGCCCTGAACACGGCCATGAACCGTTACGGCATTGTCGGCGCAAGACGCGCAGCCGCATTCATCGCCCAGGTCGGGCATGAGTCAGGCCAGTTGTGCTACGTGCGCGAGATTTGGGGGCCGACGGCGCAGCAGGCCGGCTACGAAGGCCGCGCCGACCTCGGCAATATCGTGCCGGGTGATGGCTCCAATTACCGTGGTCGGGGCCTGATCCAGATAACGGGCCGTGCGAACTATACGGCGTGCGGTGAGGCGCTGGGCCTGGACTTGATCAATCAACCAACACTGCTGGAGCAGCCGCAGTACGCCGCGATGTCGGGGGCCTGGTTCTGGTCTACCCGTGGGCTGAACACCCTGGCGGATCAAGGGCAGTTCGTGAAGATAACCCGGCGCATCAATGGCGGGCTCACCGGGCTGGACGATCGTCAGGCGCTATACGACAAGGCGCTGGAGGTGCTGGCATGACGCCGGGACAGAAGCTGGTATGCCTGATATCGGCACTGGCCATTGCTTGTTTTTCGACATGGAGGGTGCAGGACTGGCGCTACGACGGGAGGCTGGCGAGGCAGGCAGCCCAATTCCAATCCGACCTGGGCCTAATCAGTGCGGCAGCTGCCAAGCAGGCGCGCGATGATACGGACAAGCGCCTGACGCTCGAGCAACTGCTCGCCGGCCAAGACCAACAACACAGCAGAGAACTATCCAATGTCCAACGCAACCAGGCTCGCCTGCGTGACCAGCTTGCTACTGCTGATGTGCGGCTGTCAGTCCTTCTCGACGCCACGGATTCAGCCAGTGGCTGCGACGTGCCTACCGCCTCCGGCGCCGGCGGCTTGGTTCATGCAACCCGTCGAGCCCAAATTGACCCAGCGCATGCTCAACGAATTATCGGCATTACCGACGACGGCGACCAAGGATTGATCGCGTTGCGGGCGTGCCAAGCGTACATCAGGGTAATTGCCCGCTGACCTAAAAACCGCGGCCGCAAAAAATCAGAATGGCCTCAATGAAAACCTCAATTGCAAAGGATTGCAAAAAATGACAACCCCAATCGTTCCATGGATGGGTGGCAAGCGCCGCTTGGCTGATCGCTTGATCCCTCTCTTCCCTCCACATGAGTGCTATGTCGAGGTCTTCGCCGGCGGCGCCGCCCTTTATTTTATGCGGCCCCAGGCGGCCCCCGTTGAAGTCCTCAACGACATCAATGGCGACCTGGTTACGCTGTATCGGGTGGTGCAGAACCATCTCGAGGAGTTCGTGCGCCAATTCAAATGGGCGCTCAGCTCCCGGCAGGTGTTTGAGTGGCAGAAGATGACCCGCCCTGAAACCCTCACCGACATCCAGCGCGCCGCTCGGTTTTTCTACCTGCAACACCATGCCTTCGCCGGCAAGGTCACCGGGCAGACGTTCGGTACGGCCACCACCGGGCCTGCCATTAACTTGCTGCGGATCGAAGAAAACCTCTCGGCCGCTTGGCAGCGCCTGTCGGGCACGTACGTCGAAAACCTCCCTTGGCTTGAATGTGCTGAACGATACGATCGACCGCACACCTTCCATTACATGGACCCGCCTTACTGGCAGACCGCCGGATATGGCGTGGACTTCCCCTTTGAAAACTATGAGCGGATGGCCGACTTCATGCGCCGTTGTAAAGGCAAGGTGATGGTGAGCATCAACGACCATCCTGATATCCGGCTGGTTTTTGAAGGGTTCCACTTCGAAACGCTGGACATTCGGTACAGCACCACCAATCAGCGTCAGGGAAAGGCCGAGGTCAGTGGCGAGCTCGTGATTATGAATTGGAAGCCCTCCGACTTAGGCGGGCTGTTTTAAGGGACCGGTTGTATCAGCTTGGGCCCCTGGTTCCGCACATTGCCCACGGCGGTATCGACCTTGAACCATTCGAAAGCCTCGGCCGGTTCGCCCTGATGCAGCACCATCTGCTCGGCGCGCTCTTTGGGCGTGGCCGGGTCCAACCATTCACGAGCCAAGTCCGGCGTCAGCACCACGGGCCGACGGTCGTGGATGTCCACCATGCCGCCGGCGCTGTCGGCGGTGATGATCACAAAGCCGTCATGCTCGCCAGGTCCTTCGTCCGCGTCTGGCAGTTGGCCAATGGCCGCGCACAGCACTGGCGCGCCGTCCCGCCGACGGATCAAATACGGTTGTTTCTTCGGGCCGCCTTCGTCCACCCATTCAAACCAATTGTCTATGGGTGTGATTACACGATGCGGCCAGATCGCCCGGAAGAAAGGGCCGTGGGCAACCTTCTCGACACGGGCATTGATCGGCGCGGCACGATCCTTCGCCCAGTGCGGCCGCCATCCCCACCTTAGCTGGTCGGCGTGCAGTAAGTCTCCCTGCAGGTGAAGCAGCGCAACCTGTGTTGTCGGCGCGACGTTGTAGCGCTCGATCGGTTGATCGCCCACAGAGTTGGCCAGAGCATTAGGCATGCTCAGCGCTGCAACAAAGTCATGGATGCCGCGGTACTGCGTCAATCTTCCGCACATGGTCGTCTCCGCTCGTCGGGGATGGTGAACCCCCAGGATTCGGTCAGTATCTACAGGGTAAACACTGGGCAAGAGCATTCGTCATGACGATCAGTAATGGGCAAGGCAATGCATTAGAGGGATCAACCCCGTCGAGCATTCGGGCAGCGACCGGATCTCTATCCCCTCAAGAGCGGTACGACACGAGCATGTCCGCTGCGAACGTTTTGAGGTCGCATGGACTTATTGATGCGGCCGGTTGGATCGACCTGTCAGATAGAGCTCTGACTGTATACGCAGACGAGCTAGGTTGAAGGCTCTTTTAGATTTTTCAGCTCCATCAGCAGTCGCTGGTTCTCTCTGAGCAGGTGGTCGCGCTGGCCGGTAACCAGATCTATGGGACGAAAGCTCACGTTGTCAGGCGCCTGATTGGTCACGGTTGAACTTCGCCCGATGGCTTCTCTGAGAGCCGCCTCTGCTGATGCCTTTCCGGTGGCGAGCAGGTCATTCATCTGCACCAGGCCTGCGATGTTGGCCCGCGCCTTTCTGAGCATCGATTCAGTCTCGACGAGCTCGTCCTCAAGTAGGGCGCACTGGTGTTGGTACATTTCGAGTGGTGTGGGGCAGCCAAGCCACGCGGAGGTGTCTTCGTCGATATTCATAGTGGGTTAACTCAATTACTGTATGCGCATACAGTAGTTGAGGTTTGTCTGGTGTGCGATTTGAGGCGACGGGAGGCTATCCGTCAGGAGACATGAGCACAGCCAGTGTTAGCTTGATGAACTCTTCGTTGTCGTCGATGGTATGCAGCGCACCCCGAATATTTTCTGCGACCTCAGCGGAGCCACGCTGCTCAACCCAGTTCGATAGCTCCATGATGGAAGCCTCAAGGGCCAGCTGGTTTTCGTAGAGCTTGGACAGAAGGGAGGGGAGTAGGTCTGAGTTTGGCATCGGCGTTCCTCTGGCGGAGTGAAGAGCTTAGCAGTCGGTTCTTTGAGCAGTTGTGTTCGGTCGGCAGGACGCCGTGGGAGGGATGGATTTCGTACCAATTTTTGTACCACTGACCGCGTTCCGCTATCGAATGGTGTGTATCCCAAAGTGGAAAGGCCCTGTATTTGCTGGGCCTTGCTACTTTGTAAAACTCTGGAAAACACAAAATTAATATTAGGAGTATGGATCAGAAACTGTCGAATGTTCTTCTGGAACCAGACGAAAGTGCTTAAAAACTAAGAAAAAAAAGGATTTATTACGGGCAATAAAAAGCCCTGCGATAAGGCAGGGCTTTTTCAGTACACCCGGTTATTAAGCGTGCAGGGTCTCTGCGGCGTACAGGGTGTTTTCCAGCAGGCAGGCGCGCGTCATCGGGCCGACACCGC